GCGTAAAGCTGCTCCGCGGTGTCCATCACCTTGACCAGCTCGGCCTCGATCAGCCGCAGCGCCACCTCCGGGCCGGGCGTCAGCCGTGGCAGCCCGGTCAGCCGCGCCTGCTCCTGCCGCAGCCAGTCGAAGTGCTTGAGCTTGTGGTTCAGCAGCTGCCGGCGGCTCTCCTTGGTCCGCAGCGCGCCGGTGGCCAGGCCCTCGCGCTCGGCCTGCTCGAAGAACCGCCGCACCGCCATCGCCGCCTCCATGACGTGCGGGTCGGGGTGCTCCATCCGGTCCTTCTTGTGCGCGGCGAACGCCTGCTCCTTGAACTGGTCGTAGCGCCACTTGCCGTCGGGCCGGCCGACGCCGCGCGCCCGGCGGTGGATGTCGCCGGCCCGGGCGATACCGGCGGTCAGGTTGATCCCGGCGAGCTCCCGCCCCGGCTGGCCGGTGAGGTAGGTGCTGTAGGCCCGCTGCAGCTCCTCGGCCAGGTCGCCGGCCAGGGCCCGCCAGCGCTGGGACTTGAGGAACACCGACCCGGGCGTGGCTTCGCCAAGGCGGTTCTGCTTCATCATCACCCCGAAGTCGCCGGCCAGCATCAGCGCCAGGTCCTGCAGCGCCCGGCTGCCGCTCTGCCACAGCCGGCCGGCGGCGGTGACCCGGACCGTCTCGTGGAAGCCGCCGATGACGGGATCGACCCCGGAGACGGGCCGCGCGGGCTCGTCCGGCGCCGCCGGGCCCGCCGGGTCCTTCGGCCCGCCCATCGCCCCCTCGCGGGTGTCGCGCCTGGACACCTCGTCGACCGGGCGCTTCTCGCCGGTGATCGGGTCGAGCTCGAACGGGTCGGGGCCGCGGGAGAGCGCGCGCCCCCCGCCCCCCACCCCAGGGGGGGGAGGTTCGCGCGTCACCGGAACCGGGGCCTCGCCGTCGACCGCCTGCTCGAGCGCGTCCATCCGCGCCCGGTACTCGTCCGCCAGCCGCCCGACCAGCGCCGGGTCCGCCCCGCGGGCCCGGGTGATCCCGCCGATCGCCCCGCCCAGCACCCCGGCGAACAGGGTGCCGTAGAGCAGGTTCTGGGTCCGCTCCCACTGCGTGCTGTAGGGATCGAACCGCGCCCGCAGCCGCTCCTCGCCGTAGAGGATCGGCGCCGCCGCGGCGCTGGCCATCAGCCCGCCCTTGAGCATCCCCAGCCCGCGAATGAGCGGGAACGGCGTCCAGTTGATCGGGTTGGCCAGCTCCACCAGCAGCTGCCCCGGGATGGTGCCGTCCTCGGCGATCGTCTCCCGCCGCCGGCGCAGGTCGTCCAGCCGGGCCTTGATCAACGCCGTCTGCCGCGGGCTGCGGCTCTCGGTGAACTGCAGCGCCACGTCCTCGTAGCCCTTCAGCTCCGCCCCGTCGAACGGCGAGTAGCCCGGCTGCTCCGGCACCAGCCCGTGCAGCAGGGTCAAGGCCCCCTGCACCGCCGGCAAGGCCCCGACCCCCGCCTGCCACTCCTCCCAGAAGCCCCGGAACGGCACCAGCGCCGGGACGGCGCTGCCCGGGCTCCGGTAGCCCAGCGGGTGCCGCCCGAGCGGCTGGTTGCTCAGCGGCTCCGGGACCGCCATCCCCGGGGCCGGCAGGTCGACGAACGGCCGCTGCGTGGTCGGGTCCAGCTCCATCAGCCGCCGGCGGCCCCCAGCTCCGTGACCGTGATCCCGCCGCCGCTACCCTGGCGCGGCGGCCCGTCCCGGCCCATCAGCGCCTCGCGCGCCGCCGCCATGCTCCGCTCCTGGGTCACGCCCACGCCCTGCACCTGGCGCCGGCCGCTCTCCCAGGCCGCGATGCCCCAGATGGTCCGGCCGAGAAGCAGCGGGTCGCGCAGGTTCAGCGCCTGGTCCGGCCGCACGCCCAGGTGCCGGGCCAGGAACCGGCCCATCTCCGCCCCCTTGGCCCCGCCCAGCTGGTGGCCGATGACCATCGTCGTGTTGCCGCCGCGGGCGTCCAGCGCCAGCACGTAGCGCCCGGTGGCGCGCAGCCCGCTGTCCAGGTCGGGGTAGGCGGCGAGGTTGCCGACCGCCCCTTCCCCGGGCGTGCCGCCGCGCCGGGCCAGGATCCCCATCGTGTCCCGCACGTACTTGGCGGTCTTCGGGTTGCCGCCGCGCTCGATCGCGTCGAGCCAGCCCTCCAGCGTGATCCCGCCGGTCCGGGGGTCGCCGTATTTCTCGAGCAGCGTGTCGATGTTGCCCTGGCCCGAATGGTAGGCGGCGTAGGCCAGCGGCACGCTGCCGTACTTGTCCAGGGCCTCCTGCAGCACGATGCCGGCGACCTGCTCGACCAGCGCCGGGTTGGCCAACAGCTCGCGCTGCATCGCGGCGTCGCTCATCTCCGCCGCCTCGGGCCGGCCCAGCCGCCGGACCAAAATGTCCTTGGCCGTCGACGGCAAGACCTGGTAGCGCCCGGCGGCGCGCTCCTGCTCCGGCCGGGCCGGGTCGACCCGCGCCACCGCCCGGTCGGGGTCGGCCTCGCCCGGGGTCTCCACCTCGGGGATCACCGCCAGCAGGGTCTCAAAGTCGCCCTCGCGGATGGTCCGAGGGCTGGCGCCCGCCTCGCCGGGGCGCAAATTGGCCGGGTTGTTGCCCAGCCGCATCCCGGGCCGGATCTCGCCCGGGTCCAGCGGCGGCGGCGCCGGCGGCAGGCTCTCCGCCGGCAGGATGTCCTCGCCCTTGAACGGCGCCCAGACCGGCATCCCGTCCAGCTCGTCGCGCAGCATCTCGGCCCGCAGCGCGGCGGCCTCGGCCTCGGGCGTGTTCGGGTTCAGCCCGGCATAGGGCGCCCGCTGGCCGTAGGCCTCGTCGCGGGCCCGCTCGAACTCGGCCTTGGTCTTGCCGTACTCCTTGCGCAGCTCGCCGACCGCGGCCTCCTGCGCCCGCGCCGCCTTGCCGACGTCGACCAGGATCGGCAAGCCCTCCTGGTCGAGCAGGATCGCCGGCAGCCGGGTCTTCTCGTCGAAGAACACCAAATAGTGCAGCTGCCGGTTGTTGCCCGGCGAACGCTGCCCCGCCGGCTGAAAGAACACGTTCCTGCCGATCTCCAGCTCCTCCCCAGGGGGAATGCCCGGGATCGACTGCACCGGCCCCAGCCGCTCGGCGAGCGCCACCCGGCCGTAGCCGACGATGTAGGCGGTGGTCTTCTCATCGCTCTTGGCGTCGGGCAGCTCGGGGACCGCCTCCCACGGCGGCACCAAGGCCACCCGGTTCGGCATGAAGAAGCCCGACAGGCCCTGGCGCTGGTTCCGGGCTTGCGCCGCCTCCAGGCTGAACGGCTGCTCCTTCCAGGTCTTGAGCGCGGCGACGGCGTCCTTGATCGCCACCTCCGGCGGGATGTCCCCGCGCAGCACCAGCTGCAGCACCCGGGCCTCGACGAACTCCCGCGCCCGCGGGCCCAGCGAGCCGTAGCTCCAGCCCCAGGGCAGGTCGTTGTCCAGCTGCTGGTCCCACAGCTGCTCGATCGTCGGCAGCTCGGCCTCGGGCGTGCCCGCCTTGGCCAGACGCTTGATCAGCTCGGCCCGAACGACATCCGGCTTGGTCAGGTCCAGCTTGTCGGACGCGGCCAGGGCCCGGCGGGCCGTCTCCGCCGCCTCCTCCGGTGTCGCCGCCCCGGTCCTGGCGATCCGGTACTGGTACATGAACGCCTTGTCATCGACCGACAGCAGATGCGTCAGGTCGGACTTGTAGCCGTCCGGGTGGAGCAGGTTGCCGAGCTGGTCGTAGAGCGCCAGGGCCCGGTCCATCTCCCGCGGGCTGCGGTTCCTGATCCCCTCGAACTGCCCCTTGATCAGCCGCTCCGGCAGGCGCCGGCCGCCCAGCTTGATGAACGCCGCCTGCAGCCCGGCCGGCTGGCCCAGGTCGAAGCCCTCGACCTCGGCCCAGCGCTGGACCGCCGCCGCCTCCTCGTCCTCCGACACCCCGACCAGCGGCCGGCCCTGCTGGATCCCGGCGATGATCGCGGCGTCCTTGCGCTCCTCCGCCTGCGCCTGCCAGGCCTGCTGCTCGCGTTGCGCCAGCTGGTTCAGCCGCTGCGCGACCAGGCTGCGGATCTCCGGGTCCGGCACCCGCTCCTGCAGCGAGCGCGTGCTGTGGCCGTGCAGGCTGGCGTCGGGCGGGGCGGCGTTCAGCAGCATGTCGCCGAGCAGCCCCAGCATCCCGGGGCTGTACGCGCCGCGCCCGACCGCGCCGTTGACCTCGTGCAGCAGCGCCCCGCCGGCCAGGATCGCGTCGGCCCGCAAGGCGGTCGTCGCCAGGCTCTTCGGGTCGGCGGTCTCGTAGTCGACCAGCGCCTGCTGCGCCGTCAGCACGTTGGCGTAGTGCCGCCCGGCCTGGTCGGTCTGGCCAAGCGAGGCCGCGTCCAGCGCCAGGTTCAGCTCGCGCTCCTGGTAGCCCTTCCACCAGCCGACGTCGTTCTCGCGCCGCCGGCCGTAGTCGGCGACCACCGCCGGCTGCACCCGCTGGCCGATGATCTCGCCGAACCGGCTCTCGATCGTCCCGCGCAAGCTCGGGTCGACCCCCGCCAGCCGGCCTTGCGCCTCGGTCAGCAGCGAGGCGTGCATCGCCTCCGGGTCGAGCCAGTGCCGGCCCTGCAGGTCGGCCGCCTTCAGCTCGAAGTCCTGCGCCACCTGGCGGACGTAGCGCTCCTCCATCACCCCGCGGAACGCCACCCGCTCGTACAGCCCGGCCCCCGGCATCGGCTGCGGCAGCCGGTAGCTGTCGCCGACCTTCTCCAGCGGCATCTCGTTGGCCAGCGCCAGCCCGTGCCGCTCCGCCCGCTCGCGCAGGAACGGCATCAGCGCGTTCTGCAGCTGCGCCGCCGCCTCGGGGATGCCGGTGTCGAGCCGCGCCCGGGTCGGGTCCGGCAAATTGACGTAGCGCTGGCCGCTGATCCGCGGCCCGGTCTTGCTCTCCAGCTCGCGCTGCTCGCCGGAGACGAACCCGCCGCGCGGCGCCACCTAGGCGAACCTCTGGCTGGGGCCGCCCGGGGTGCGCGAGGCGGTCGCCTGCGGGCTGGTGGTCGTCGTCCTCGGCGAGGTCCGCGTCGCCGCGGCGTTGCCGGCGGTCGTGCCGGCGATCCCGGCCACCCGGCCGACCGTCCCGGCCACCGCGCTGGCCTTGGCCAGGTCGGCGTCGCGCTTGGCCAGCTGCATCCCGTAGCGCTGGTAGCCGAGCTGGGTCCGGCTGACCCCGATCTGGTCGGCCAGCCGCGACACCGTGCTGGCGGTCGAGAACCGCAAGCTGGCCAGGTCGCGCCGCACCACGTCGTCGGCCGAGCCCATCGCCCCCTGCTCGAAGCTGGCGCTGCTGCCCAGCCCGCTGGCGATCACCGCCGCCGCGTTCAGGTTCTTGGCGTGGCGGAACTCGCGCAGCCTGGCGCCCTCCAGCTCCATCGCCGCGATCCGCTCCGCCTCCATGTCCTCGGCCAGCTGCCGCCGCTCGACCCGCGACTGGTACTGGAGGAACCTGAACTCCTGCTTGGCCGCGTCCTTGGCCGCGTCGGCCTGCTGGTACTGGACGTAGCCCTCGGCCACCGCCGCCCCGGCGGCGACCGTGCCGATGACGATCAGCGTCACGGGATCGCACACTAGACCAGCACCTCCACCAGGAGCCCGAGCACCCGCACCGGCATCGGCGCGTCCTGCCCGAGCTCGATCACCCCGTCCCGGGTCCACCCCAACAGGCGGAACGCCCGCCGCGGCCCGCGTGCGCCGTCCCGCCCCCCCGCCTTGGGGGGTGGGGTGCCCACCTCGTCCGCGACCCCGCGCAGCACCAGCCGCTGGCCCTGCACCGTCACGTCGACCGTCTCGTCCAGCCCGAGGATCACCCGGGCGAAGCGCATCGGCTGGCCGATCACCGGCCCGGCGCTGAGCTGCGGCACCACCGGCATCGTCCGCAGCTGCCAGTCATAGTCGAACCCGACCACGAACCCGGCGCTGGCCGAGGGCAGGGTCAGCGTGCCGTCCGCCGCCACCGTGACGCTGCCGAGGTGCCAGCCGCCATCGTCGACGACGTGCACCGTCTCGCCGGCGTAGGGGCTCCAGGCCGGGTCGAGCGCCCAGACCGTCGCCGCGGCCCCGCTGTGCTGCTGGGCACAGTCGACGGTCAGCCCGTCGTCGTCGGCCAGCCGCTCGAGCCAGCGCACCCCGCCGCGCAGCGACAGCAGCCACAGCCGGTCGTCGAGCACCACCGCGTCGGTCCAGGCGTCGCCGTCGCGCGGCCGCCAGCGCATCCAGCCGGCCTGGCCCTCCGCCCGCGCCGAGTGCAGCGCCGCGATCGACCCGTCGGCGTTGACCGCGAAGCCGTACTGCTCCGGCCGGGTCCGCGTCCCGGGCAGCGCCGCCAGCGCCACCGGCTGGTCGATCAGGTGCTCGGTCAGCAGCGACAGGTTGTTGCTGCCGTAGGCCTGCACCGAATCGTCGTACAGGAACTCGCGCACCGCCTTGCCGGTCTGCTGCACGTACAGCACCGCCCCGTCGAGCAGCGCCGGCCGGACCAGCGAGGCGCCGTACTGGGTCTGACGCACCAGCCGGAAGCTGTCCGGGGTCAAGGGCTTGTCCTGGCTGCCGCGCGGCACCGCGAACTCGCCGGCCGAGGTCAGGACGATCAGGTCGCGGTTGCTGACCAGATGGCGGATCGAGGCCACCCGGTCGGCGCCGATCGTCGCCTGGATGCTGTCCGCCGCCGCGCCCTCGCCGACGGCGAAGTCGAAGTAGCTCTCCAGCCGCGACAGCCACAAGCCGTCCGGCTGCGACCAGCTCCCGCCGAAGCAGAGCCGGCCCTCGTGGAAGCAGACCGCCCCGGGCCAGCCGGCGTCGGCGCTGATCGCCTGCTCCAGCCATTCGCGCGTCGGCAGGTTGGCGCCGGAGAAGTAGACCAGGCTGCCGCCGCCATCGACCGCCGAGGTCGCGCTCGCCCCGGCGGTGATGTCGTACTCGTCCTCGCTGACGTAGGTGATCGTCCGGGTGCCGTCGAGGTTGGCCGGGAGCAGCCCGCCGACCGCCGCCGAGCCGGAGAAGGTCACGCTGGCGCCGTTCGAGAAGCCGTGCTTCGGGTGGCTGACCCGGACCGTGGCGCTGCCGTTCTGGGTCCGGTACGGGTTGTTGACCAGCTTGCCGCGCAAGCTGCCGATCACCGTCACGCTGACCTGGGTCGGGCTGGTGTAGCCGGTCACCGCCAGCTGCACGCCGTGCCAGCGCAGCCGGGTGTTGACGTGGGCGGCGCTGAACACGTTGGCGCTCGCCGTCGCCGTGCCGCTGCCGCTGGTCACCGACACCCGCAAGGTCACCGCGTCGTCGGCGTACTTGAAGAACGGCACCCCCTTGTTGCCGTCGTGGTCGGTGGCGAACACCACCGCGGCCAGGCTGAAGCTGCTCAGCCCGGTCCGCCACAGCACCAGCGGGTGCAGGTCGCGGTGGACGATCACCATCGCGTCGCCCTTCTGCGCGAACTGCAGCTCCGGCAGCTGGGCCTCGGTCCAGGTCGCCCCGGTCACCGTCGTCAGCCAGGCCCCGGCGCTGTCGCGGATCTCGACCTGCCCCGGCTGGAACAGCAGCAGGTAGCGCTCGTCGGCGTCGAACTCGAACGCCGCCAGCCGCGACGGATGGTCGACCCGCCCGACCAGCCAGGTGCCCGGCCGGCGGGTCGCCGCGCCCGAGGCGTGCAAGGCGACGTTGAGCAGCGACGACGCCCCGTTGGCGTAGGCCTTGACGTCGACCCGCATCGCCATCTCCGGGCTGAGCTCCCCGGCGGCGAAGTTGGTCAGCGCCTGGCGCAGCAGCGGGCGGGAGCGGGCCTTGGCCTTGGCCATCGGCTAGCGCCAGTACCAGTCGACGTGCTCCGGCCCGACGCCCCAGCCGCGCCGGCGGCCCGCCACCAGCCGGCCGCGGCCGAGGGTGCGGCTGGTGTGCGCCGCCGCGTCGAGATGCCGGGCCCGGGCCAGCGCCACCGCCGCCTGGCCCTCCAGGCTGACGGCCATGTCCTGCTGCGCGCCGATGCTCAGCGCCAGCTGCCCGGCCAGCCGCAGCTGCACGACCATCGCGAAGTAGGCGGGCCAGACCGCCTCGGCCACCCGGAAGGTGCCGTCGGCGACCAGCTCGGTCGTCGCGTCGGCCTCGCACAGGATCGTCTCGCCGTAGCGCTGGTAGCTGATCGGCCGGTCGTCGGCGGTCACCGTGTGCAGGTCGAGCAGGTCGGGCGGCAGCTGGTAGGCCGCCGCCCAGCGCGCCTCGGGCGGGTCGGCGAGGCGGGCCAGCTCGACCTGCCCGGCGGCGAACCGCCAGCGGTGCGCGGTCAGCAGGTCGGCCACGCACGGCTCGTACAAATGGCTGCAGGCCACCGCCTCGGCGCTGCCCTCCTCGAGCGAGGCGATCGGCTCCGCCCCGATCAGGACCAGGGCGGCCGAGCAGACGTCCAAGGCGGTGCGCATGCCGGCCCCCTTACGTGGCGGTGATGCCCTCGGTGCCGCTGGTCGTCACCGTCGTCGCGAAGGTGGCGGAGGTGACGAAGATCAGGTCGACCTTCGGCGTGCCGCCGGTCTCGCCGATGACAATGATCACGTCGTACTGGTGCAGCGTGTCCGAGTAGTTGTTGAAGTAGCCGGAGCCGGTGACGGTCGCGATCGCGTCCGTCGTCTTGTAGATGTACAAGGCCGGGTCGGCGCCGGCGACCTTGTAGATGCCTGCCGCGGAGAATGCCATGTCCTCGCTCCCTAGCGCTCAGGCCTCGTAGGCCTGGACCTCGTAGATCGCCGTCGGGTCGATCAGCACCGAGCCCATCGACATGTAGCTCGTGATCAGGTTGCTGACCTTCTCCGGCACGGAGTTGATCTCGGTCCGCACGTCCGCCCCGATCGCGTGCCCGACCGCCAAGGAGTGGTAGGCGAAGGTCTTGCGGATGTTGCCGGTCTTGGGCAGGCCGCTGTGCTGCAGGAAGGTGAACGACATCCAGTTCTTGGCCACCGCCCCGCCCTTGAACGGCAGGTCGCTGTCGCCGACGTAGTCGGCGCTGGCGAAGGCGGTCTGCTGCAGCAGGTCGATCCACTGGGTCGGGCCGATCTGCCAGTAGCGCCGGCCGTCGTCGGGCACGTCGTTGTCGCCGAAGGTGCGGAACACCGTCTCGATCTTGCTGCGCGAGGCGGCGGTGGCCAGGCCGACGGTGCCGCCCTCGGTCAGGGTCAGCGTCGCCCCGTCCATCGCGGTCAGGATGATGTCGTCGGTCTTGCGGCCGAGCGCCGCCGCGCCGGCCTGGGCCAGCAGCTGCCGCTCCTCGATGTTGATCTTCAGCTCGTCGAGCCGGTCGACGAAGTCGGCGGCATAGTAATCGCTGAGCGTCGCCTCAACATAGGAGTGGTCGACGCTCATCAGCGGCACGTTGCCGTGGCGGTTTTTTTGCCCGGCCGTGCCCTTGCTGAACTTCTGGAACCTTACGCTGTCGCCGGTGATGTTGGTCTTGGTCCGCACCGTCCCGCGCAGCTTCGAGCCCATGCGCTGGAAGGCGACGTGCACCTCTGATTCAAATTGCTTGATAAACGCGTCGGAGATGTCGAGAGCCATCGGTATTCCTCGGTGAGGGGGAGAACTGGCTGGTTCTCCGCGTCACGGCGAGGTCACGAGTTCTCCCTTGCGGGGCTCTCCTGCCAGATGCGGGCCTTGGTCGCTTAGTGATGCATCTTTCGAACGTTTGCAACCGTCAGGAGACCCCACCTGCGTGAGGCCTCCCGGCAGTGATCGGACTCGAACTGCTTGATGCGCCCGCCGCCTGCGCGGCTCCACGGGCTGGCCGGCTATCAAGACCGGACCGAGGCGCTACCCGTGGCGCGACGCTGGACCTATAGACCAGCGCCCTCAGCCTACCCTGGGCAGGACCACCGCGGAGAGCTGCTTGCTGTAGAGCGTACCCGCGGGCTGATACCCGCACTTCCTGTAGAAGCGGCCGACCAGCTCGGGGTTGATGCCCGTCGTGATGCCCATGCGGATCTCCGGCGCCCCCCGGGCGATCGCCCAGCCCTCGCCGAAGCGCAGCAGCCGCGCCGCCGCGCTCGAACCCCGCCAGGCCGGGTCGACGTAGAGCGCCACGTCCCCGCAGAGCTTGCGCCGGGAGAACAGATGCTCCTCGACCCAGAGCATGACGAACCCGACCAGGGCCTCGCCCTCCCCGGCCACCGCCACCAGCCAGTCCTCGTGGCGCAGGGCCAGCTCGCTCAGCCGGCGGACCTTGTCGACGTCGACCGGCGCCTCGCGGTAGACCGGGCTCTCCTCGACCAGCTGCAGCACCAGCAGCAGGATCGCCTCCCAGTCCCGGGCCTGGTACTGGCGCACGATCATGCCGGCTGCCCCCACAGCTGCCGGTAGGCGATCGACCCGGCCCAGCTCCCGCCCTCGCCGAGCGGGCTGGTCTCCCTGGTCAGCAGGTAGCACTCGTGGTCGAGATGCGCCGCGTTGAGGGCGATGAAGCTGAACATCGCCCGCATCGCCCCGGCGGCGTCGGGCGAGGGCGGGAAGTCCTTGCCGCCGGCCAGGCGCTGCACCGTCCACTCGGTCAGCGCCAGCTTCTTGCCGTGGGCGACGGCGAAGTCGAGCGCGTCCTGCAGCCCGTCGAGCTTGCCGCCCTTGGTCCGTTTCGCCGCCGGGCCGGTGCCGTCCAGCTCCATCCGCCACATGGCCGGGCTGGCCCAGCTCAGGTCCTTCTCGTGCGCCGACCTGCCGATCGTGTCGACCCAGCAATTGCCGGGGTAGGTGTCCTCCAGCCGCCAGGTGTCGGCGGCGATCGTGCTGCCGGCGATCCGGTAGCTGAAGCGCAGCCGGTCGCCGCGGGCCGGGTCGGCCTGCAGCATGCCCTCGCGGATCGCGTCGACCACCAGCCGCCAGTAGGTCTTGAAGCTGCGGTGGTCCGGGCCGCAGCTCCACGGGAACCAGTGCCCGGAATGCTCCCAGCCCAGGTCGAGGGTCAGCGTGCCGGGGTCGCGGTTCTTGACCAGCAGCCAGCCGGCCAGGCGGTGGCCGAACAGCCGCCAGGCCAGCATCGCCTCCGCCCGGTCGCGCGCCGGGTCGATCAGCCGCGCCCAGACCTCGGGGTTGCCCCAGCTGCCGTCGACCCGCCGGGCGTTGGACAGCGCCACCGGCAGCAGCGGCACGCACCAGACCAAAGGCGTGTCGACGCTGCACAGCTCGGCCGCCCGCTGCAGGTTGTAGCTACCGGCCTTGGTCAGCAGCGCCTCCTTGCGGTCCGGCTGGTCGAGCGGCCCGCCGGCCAGCCCGGCCCAGTCCTGGCAGTGCCGCTCGTAGGCGGTCCAGCAGGCGACCGCGCCGACCCCGCGGTTGCGCCACGCGGCGAAGGCGGTCAGCTGGTCGGAGGCGTTGCCGAGCCCGCTGCGCCAGGGCAGCCGGCTGATCGGGCAGGTGAACGGCGCCGGCTGGGCCGCCTGGTAGGCCTGCAGCGCCGCGTCGATCTCCAGCGCGGCGACCCGCATCGATTCCGCGAACAGGCCCATCGCCTGGGCGTACTTGGCCAGGTTGGCCTCGACCACCTCGAGCCGGGCCGTGAGCGCGGGCAGGGGCGGCTGGACGTTCGGGTCGGCTGGCTGGGTCAACGGCGGGCGTGGCCGTTGCGGGCGGCCTGCTTCTCGAACCACTGCTCGACCCGCTTGACCACCTGCGGGTCGCGGTTGTTCGGGTTCCAGTAGGCGTCGGACTGCATCAGGCGCTCGATCTCGGCCTGCTGCTCCTCGGGCGAGGGCAGCGCCACGGCGAGGCGGGTGTCGCGCAGGCCCGAGCCGGCCTGCATCAGCCGCTCCATCGCCTGCACCCCGGCGGCGGTGCTGCACAGCCGCTCGATCGCCGCCAGCTCCTGCGGCTCGCTGAAATTGGCGTAGACCCAGGCGCCGAGGGCCCGGGTCCGCACCTCGGCGTTCTCGCCCAGCTTGGCCCGCTCCTCCTCCAGGTTCGGCTGGGTGGCCTGCAGGTACTGCCGGATCCCGGTCTCGAAGCCCGCCTGGTCGAGCCCCTGCTGGTAGGCGTGCTCGCGCCACCACTGGGTCAGCGGGTGCTGCGCCAGCTCGTCGGGCGGGATGCCCAGGGTCTCGGGCACGGCGTAGGCGTCGGCCTTCTCCGGCCGCCGGGCCAGCCGCTCCTGCTCGAGCTTGGCCCGCAACGCCTCCTCCTTGCCCAGGCTGTAGCGCTCCAGCTCGGCGTAGGACTTGGCGAGCGCGTCGACGTCGGGCGTGCCGTCGGGGCGGAGGAACTTGGCCGGGATCGCGGGGGCTGGGGGCTGCCCCGGCTGGGCCTTCAGGCCAGGCTCCTGGGCGTGCGCCCCTTCCCCCCCCGGGGGCTGGGGGGGTGGGGCGCCCGTCGGCTCGGGGGCCGGGGCCTGGCCGTCCGCCTCGGCCGCCGCCTCGGGCGTGGGCAGGAGGCTCATCGGCGGGGCCGCCTCAGCCGCCGCAGCCGCTCGGACGAGAGCCAGCCGCGGACCCACATCTCCAGCAGCAGCCGGAGCCAGGCTTTCGCGATCATGACGGGTGCCGTCTCCTCAATCTCGTCTCGATGATCCCGACCAGGGCGCGCATCCCCTCGCGGTGGCGCAGCTCGGCGTCGGTGACGTTCGGCCCGGCGACCATCTCGATGGTGATGCTGCGCAAATAGGCCAGCGCCTGGCGGCCGTGCTCGCCGGCGAACGCCGCCTGCACCACCCGGTCGAGCCGCTCCTCCTCGGCCGGCAGGCGGACGATCCCGTCAGGCCCCAGCCGGCGGGAGGGCGGCCGCGGCGGCTGCTCCGGCACCTGCACCTTGCTCCTGCTGCTGCTGCATCATCTGCCCGGCCTGCTGCGCCATCCGCTTCAGCTCCTGCTCGGAGCGGACCAGGCGCAAGGGCACGTTGAACCGCTCGGCCAGGTAGGGCGCGATCGCCTCGGGCTTGGTGAACGCCATCGCCGCCTGCGGCCCGAAGCGGACCGCGAACATCTCCAGCAGCCGGTCGAGCGCGGTGATGTCCTGGAACGCCTGCGCCTGGGCCAGGGGCGAGGTCGCGCGCAGCTTGACCTGGCGGCCGTTGATCAGCGGCAGCTGGACCAGCCCGCGCCGCTTCAGGATGTGGACCGAACGCTGTACGACGCCGGTGGCGAGCTCGATGAATAGACGACCAAACGCTGCG